TTTTGAGCCAGAGTTTGATGAACCAGACATGGAGGTATCTTACGAAACTGTAGAAATGGAAATGGAGATGCCTAGTTTTGAGATGGAGTTTGAGATGGAGCTACCAGAAATGAACATTGAAATGCCTGAAGTAGAGGTAGCAGTCGTTGAAGTTGAGATGGAAATGGAGATGGAATTAGAGTTAGAAATTCCAGCACCAGAGCCAGAAATGACAGAAGAGATTGAAGTTGCACCAGAACCAGATACAATGGAGTCAGAACCAGAAATGGAGGAGCCAGTAAATGAGCCAGAACCAGAACCAGAATCTCAACCCGAGGCTGAAGCTGAGCCAGAATCCGTGGATGAATCTACTGAAGAAGATTCTACGGAAGCTGAAACTGATGCGCAAGAGGAGTCTGAGTCGGAAGAGAGCGTTCAAGAGACTGAGGCAGATGAGGAGCAACCAGAAGATATGGAAGAACCAGAAGATAAGGGTGAAGCCGAAGAGAAACCTGTAAAAAAACCAGAATCTAAAAAAGAAAAAGCTGCAAAGAAAATTGTAAAGAAGATGGGTGATAAGGGTAGATATGACATAATAACAATATAGCGCAGTGGTATTTATTTGGTGGTAGTGATGGTATGATGAATGATATGATAGAGTTACAATGGCAGAAGTAGAATTACCTGGTGGAATAAAATTTAAAGGCGGCAAGATATTTGTCATACTTACAGCATTAACTACAGCTGGAGGTGCTTTGTGGGGTGGTTTTGAATTTTACAAAGATTACTTAACAATGAAAGAACAGATACAAGAATATGTTGCGCCAGATTTATCTGGTTTTGATAAAGAAATAGCTCTTACAAAAAAAGAGATGGACAGCAAGACTGATTTAATACAGACAGAGGTAAACATGATTATTCAAGAAATGGAGATGATTATGTCCGAAATTAGACTAGTGTCTGATGTTGCAAATGAACTTAAAAATGACCTACGACAAGATGTAAGACGTGTAGAAAAAATAGTAAATGATGTTGAGCAACTAGTTAAAGAAGATTCGAGAGAAACCAACCAGGAGTTAAGAGATACCACGAAGGACATTCAGGATGACATGGCACGATTAACGGATAAGTTGGAATCAGCCATGACTGAGCTAGAAGAAAAGGTAGAGAAAAGGATAAAACTCGCATTGGAGAACCCTTTATCACAAATGTAGTATGGCTAAAACACCTACTAACGAATACTTTACACCAGTCAAAAAAAGAACTAGTATAGGGCGTTCTCCACGCAGTAGGCCGAAGAACAAAAACAAACGACGTCAATACGTTAAATATAGAGGGCAAGGATGAGAAAAGGATTATATGCAAACATTCATGCTAAAAGAAAGCGTGGTGAAAAAATGCGTAAGAAGGGAGCAAAAGGTGCTCCTACCGCAGCAAATTTTAAAAGAGCAAGACAAACAGCGAGGAAGCCATGACAAAATTATGTCCTAGAGGTAAAGCAGCAGCAAAAAGAAAATTTAAAGTTTATCCAAGCGCATATGCAAATGCATATGCATCTAAAGTTTGTGCTGGTAAAATTAAAGATCCTAGCGGTGTTAAAAGAAAAGATTTTAGAGGTCCAAAGCCAAAAGCTATGGGAGGCGTGATAGATTTTAATTCTGTTTCACAAAAAAGAAAAAAAGTTTCTGCCATGAACAAAGGTGGTATTGCGAGAGCTTGTGGCGCTGTTATGGAAGGCAAAAGAAAACAAACACAATATAGCTAATGGCTAGTGGTTTAAAAAAATGGTTTGCTCAAAAATGGGTAGATATTGGCTCAAAGAAAAAAGGTGGTGGCTTTAAAAAATGTGGTCGCTCTAAACAAAAAGCTGATGCAAAAAGAAAATATCCAAAGTGTGTGCCTTTAGCAAAAGCAAACAGAATGACTGAGTCACAAAGAAAATCTGCAGTAAGAAGAAAAAGAAGTAAAGCTCAGGGTGTTGGTGGTAAACCTACCAATGTTAAAACTTTTGCAAAAGCAAGAGGTGGTTTAATAAGAAGATCTGGAGCAGCTACTAGAGGGTTTGAATTTAAAGGTGTCTTTTAAAAAAGATCCAAAAGTTGGTACAGGTAAAAAACCAAAAGGTAGTGGAAGAAGACTCTACACTGACGAAAATCCAAAGGATACTGTATCTATTAAGTTTGCTACTCCTGCTGATGCTAGAAGCACAGTTGCAAAAGTTAAAAGAGTTAACAAACCATTCGCAAGAAAAATACAAATTTTAACAGTTGGTGAACAACGTGCAAAAGTGATGGGTAAATCACAAGTAGCAAGTATATTTAGAAAGGGTAAAGATGCCATTAGAAGAGGACGTAAAACGAGACGTACGTAGGTGGTCAGAACTTTTTTTAGAAGTTCCTAACAAACACTTAGGAGGATATCCAGCGTGCCCTTTTGCAAAAAAAACATGGGACAACAATAAAGTTCTTGTTGAGGTGAAAAGAAAAAATAAATGGTATAAATCTGAATTAAATGGTCATTTAAAACAATTAGATTTTTCTGTTCATGAACTATTGATATTCTGTGATCCTTATTTTAATTATTCATTAGAGGATTTTCAGGACGTAATTGATGAGTACAATAATTGGTATAATAAAAAAGATATATTTTTTATGGGTTTTCATCCCCACAACCCAGCAAACGAAGAGGAACAAGAGTTTCTTGTCACTCCAAATGGGAGTGCCCCTATTATAGAAGATAGTATTGACTACTCAATGATGTTGGCACAAAAGTTCTCGCAATTACAGGAAGCTTCTGATAAACTACACAAGGCTGGTTATTACGATAAGTGGCCAAAAGGGTACTATCAAGACGTTGTGGTATCCAGAGCTAAAACCTATAAACGAATATTCGGAGGTCAGTATGATGGGTAAAAAGAAACAAGCTATGATGAAACGTGGCGGTAAAGTTAAAGGTAAAAAGAAAGCAGTAAAGAAACGTGGCGGCGGCATGATGATGGAAATGGCTGGTGGCGGAATGATGTCACCTCGTAAGAAAATGGCTATGGGTATGGGCATGAAACGTGGCGGTGCTATGAAAGGCAAAAAGAAAGCTGTCAAAAAAAGAGGCGGCGGAATGATGAAGAAAAAAAAGTAGATGCCAACATACGCATCAACAGCTAGCTTTGATCTTACGATAGATCAGATATGTCAAGAGGCATATGAACGATGTGGTTTGCAAATTCGTTCTGGTAATGATTTGCAGACTGCAAAACGTTCTTTAAATCTTATGCTTGCCGAGTGGGCAAACAGAGGTATAAATTTATGGACTGTTAAAAAACAAGAAAAAGCCTTAGCAGCAAATACAACAAGTTTAACAGGTGCTAATTTATTTGGAGCAGGTGCAGATGCACCAGAACAAATAGTAGACATAACAGATGTAATTATTAGAGACTCAAGTAATAATGATTATTCTGTTAATGCGATAAGTAGAGCAACTTATTGGAACTATACTGTTAAAACGACCAGCGGAAGACCAACTCAATTTTATTTTGAACGTACGATAAACCCAACACTATATCTATATCCTGCAGCAAATGAAGCGTACACTCTAATATATTACGCTCTTGTTCGGATGGCTGATTCGGGGGATTACACGAATAACTCTGAGATACCGTTTCGTTTTCTTCCATGTCTTGTAGCGGGTTTAGCTTATTACATATCTATGAAAAAAGCGCCAGAAAGAATGCAAGCATTAAAACTTTTGTATGAAGATGAATTTAAAAGAGCAGCAGACGAAGATGGACAAAGAACAAGTGTGTATCTTACACCTCAAAGTTATTATCCAACAGGTGGTGGTTACTAATGCCAAAGTATTCTACAGGTAGGTTTGCACAAAGAATATCAGATAGATCTGGTATGGCTTTTCCATACAATGAAATGGTAAAAGAATGGAATGGATCGACAGTTCATATAAGTGAGTTTGAAGCAAAACATCCACAACTTGATCCAAGATATCATCCTACTGATCCTCAATCATTACAAAACGCAAAACCACAAATTATTAGTGCAAATGTTTTATTAGGTATTAACTTGTTTGCTGGTAATATTTTTAAATCTGAGGGCATGATGCCAAAAGAAGATAATAAAGAATTGCTTGCAAAAGCACATGTTGGTACAGTCAGTGTGGTAATATCATGACAACATATTCAGAATTAGTCACACAAATTAGAGATTATACAGAAACAACATCTGATGTTTTAACTGATATTATTATAAATGATTTTATCGAACATGCAGAAAAAAGAATATTTAGAGAAGTTGATTTAGACATATTTAGATCTTATCAATTTGCAACACTTACAACTGGAAATCCTTTTGTTTCACTGCCAGGTGCTAATACTGGAGATTTAGCGTTTGTCAGATCAGCACAAATTTATACAGCTGGAGGCAGCCCAGTTAGAACATATTTGTATCAAAAAGACATAACTTTTATGAACGAATATTGGCCAAATAGAGATTCTACAGAAAAACCAAAATACTATGCAATGTGGGACCAAGATACAATATATCTTGCGCCTACGCCAAATTCTGCATATAATATCGAATTAGCTTTGAATAAGCAAGAAGCAGGGTTGTCCTCAACCAATACAACAACTTGGGTGAGCACAAACGCCCCAAAAGTGCTACTTTATGCTACACTTTGTGAAGCATTTAGATTTTTGAAAGGGCCAGACAACATGCTTCAATATTATGAACAAGGCTATCAACAAGCAATACAAGGCTTGCAGACCGAACAAAACGGCAGAAGAAGAAGGGACGAGTTCTACGATGGTGTTTTACGACTTCCTTTAAATTCACAACAACCATAAGGAGATTATAAAATGGCAATATCATCAGCGATATGTAACTCTTTCAAAAAAGAACTATTGGAAGGTAAGCATAATTTTTCGTCTGGTAGTGGTGATACATTTAAAATTGCATTGTTCACATCATCTGCAAGTTTAGGTGCGGCTACTACGGACTACAGTTCAGCAAATGAAATTTCAAACACTTCAGGGGCAGCATATTCTGCAGGAGGTTTGGCTTTAACAAACAACGGTACATCATTAAGCAGCACGACAGCTTTTGTTGACTTTGCAGATGCACAGTGGACATCAGCTAGCTTTACAGCTAACGGTGCTCTGATCTACAACACCACCACTGGTGCTGGTTCAGGAACTACTGACGCTGTTTGTGTACTAGCATTTGGTGGAGATTTCACAGCATCCAACGGTACGTTCACTGTAACATTCCCAACTGCTGACGCTAACAACGCTATTATTCGTATATCGTAAGGTAAGCTAATGGCTTTTATCCTTAACGATCGGGTCAAGGAGACCACGACTACCACTGGCACAGGTGCAATTACACTTGCAGGTGCAGTAGGTGGCTTTGAAACGTTTTCTGCTGGTATAGGTGGTAGTAATACTACTTACTATGCAATCAAACATCAAACTGCTAACGAGTTTGAGGTTGGTTTTGGAACGTTAAATGGTGGTGCTTCTACTATTACTAGAACATATATAATTAACAGTTCTAATTCTGATGCCGCTGTAGATTTTAGTGCGGGTACAAAAGATATATTTTGTACAATGCCTGCCGCAAAAGTGGGTTTGCCATTTCCACAAGAGTATGGATCTTCAAGCGCACCAAAAATTATTACTGTAAAAGTAGCAAGTAAATCTGGTAATCACCCGTATCAAGGACAAGGGTCAGGTAATGCATACTACTTAGATGGTTTGGAGGCACCAGCCTTAAGATTATCAGGGGTAGATTCTAGTTACAAATACTATTATAGATTTGATGTATCACATTCAAGTAACTCAGGACATCCATTTAGATTCTATTTAGATGCTGCTAAAAACACAGCTTATACGACTGGTGTAACAACAAACCTGTCTGGAGGAAGTGCAGGGGCATATGTTCAAATAGCTGTAGATTCTAACACACCAAATATACTGTATTATCAGTGTTCATCACATGGTTACATGGGTAATCATGTTACTAATATTTCTAATAACATAAATGGTGATTTAACAATTGGATCAAAATTAAAATTACCAACTAATACTGCAAACAAAATATTGGTTGCAGACGGAACAAGTTTTGAAGAAGTTGACATGTCTGGTGATGCAACAATTGCATCAGGTGGAGCACTTACTCTTGCCAATTCAGGCGTATCAGCAGCAAGTTACACAAACTCAAGTATCACTGTTGATGCAAAAGGCCGTGTAACAGCAGCTTCAAGTGGGTCAGCAGGTGCGTCTACTGGCTTTGTAATTGCAATGTCGATTGCGCTTTGATATAAGGATTTACTATGGCACAAGATTTTGAAAGAGTATTTGCAAGAAATATAGGGACTTCAGCTTCCTCGCTACTGACATCTAATTCAGATGATGCCCTTATTGGTATAAGAGTAGCAAATGTTGTGTCACAAACAATTCAAGTTGACGTATATATTTCTACTGGTGGTAATGATTACCACTTAGTAAAAGGTTTAAGTATACCGCAAGGTTCAGGTTATGAGCTCATACAAGATGGCTCAAAAGTAAATATTGCTAATGGCGATGTATTAAAAATTAAATCGAACACAGCATCTTCAGTTGATGCTTGGGTATCGTATATTGATGCAATAAGCACGTAGGAGGTTACATGGGTTACACAGGTCCAGCTAATACAGATCAATTTAAATCCATGTCTACCCAGACGATAACTGGGAATGGATCTGCTACTACATTTACACTTAACACACCTGTAGCAAATTCGTCAGAAATAAGATTTGTTGTAAATAATGTTGTACAAAAACCAGACGTAGATTACACTGCAAGTGGTACACAATTATCTACAGGTTCAAACGTATTAGCAGGTTCGGATGCAGCGTATGTTGTAAATATCGGCGCTGCAGTAGGTTCACAAACACCTTCAACAGGTAGTGTTGATCATACAGCTATTTCATCATCTTTTAATGGCATGTATTTAAACTTGGCAACAGTAACATCAACAGTTACAATAGCTGCAACGCAAAATGCTTTTCTGGCTGGGCCAGTAAACTTTACTAACACCGTAACGGTAGAAGGGACATTGACGGTAATATAATGGGAACTTTATTTGTAGATAAATTAGATCCACAATCAGGAACGTCATTAGAGATTGGTAGTTCAGGGGACACAATTACGATTCCTTCTGGATGTACGATCACAAATAATGGAACACAAACAGGTTTTGGTGGAACTAATACATCATTATTCAAAGCATATTATACTGGTAATGGAAGTATAAGTGCAAACACAGAAACAAAAATTGTTTTTAATAACGAACATTTTGATTCTAATAATGTTTACGATACATCAACTGGAAAGTTTACTGCTCCTGAAGCAGCAACTTATTTATTTATTGCTGAATTTTATGTAGGCACAGTTGTATCAAGACTTCAAACTATTGTTTATAAAAATGGAAGTAGGTTAGAAAGAATAGCACATAGTGGCGATGATGCAGGTGCATCTAATGGAGCTACAATTCTAGCTTTAGCTCAAAACGATTATATAGAAATTTACGGTAGGTCTGTTGATGGCAATTCAATTTATGGTGCAACAGGTACAGGCGAATTAACAAGATTTGAAGGGTTTAAATTAATAACATGATAACAATTTTAAAAGGAGGTCTATATGGCAAGTCTATCAACTAAAGTAGCGCTCTATTGTACCGCAAACAGCAAAACGGCTGATTTCGGTCCAGGAGGCAATGTATCTTTACAGGATGACTCGGACGGTAAGGGCCCGTATATAGCGAGCTGGAGCGTCGATGGTTTAGATAAACCTACGGACGAGCAACTAGCTTCTTATGAAACGGCTGGTAATACCGAAGAGACAAACAATACTGTAAGAGC